CCGGCTTTTAATAACACACCTGTAGTGGCACTAGCAGTAGTGTCTAATGCTATATACACAGTTTGAGAACCATGCCCATTTTTCAATTTAAATCCCCGCACCACAGCTAACCCTGCTCTACGTTTAGATTCAGAAGCGTGGGCTGTTCCAAACCATTCATAATGCAACCCTTGTGCCCCATCCACATAGTCAGATACGAAACCATCTTTACGCTGTTCTACCATAAACTTATCTACATAAAAGTCAATATTATGTTGAGCCACACTAATAACAGCAACTCTATAAGTCTGAACAAGGCGTTCAGCTAATTCATATCCAACACTAATTTTTGCAAAAGAAGTTGTAAGAGAATGCGTAGCACTCGATGCTAACGCAACACCATCACTATCTTGAATTTCTATTTTAACATTGCCAGAAGCAGAAGCTCCCCTAACCTCACATTGTGCTACAAGAGAACTGCCTTCAGGATGTCCCACTGTAGTAACAGACCAATAAAAGCCTTCACCAGCAGCAGAATTAGCGGGATTAACTAAAAGAGAATTTGACCCTGTAGCAGCTTGAGCACTACTTTGTGATATAGCAGAACCAGAAGCTGTAAAATCAGTTAGTGTGTTAACCTCAAAAGATGGATTTTTTACCAAGTTAACGGAAGGGACACCCCTATCCACTGTAAATAAATCAACTGCTGAAGTTCCTACACTAACATCAATAGGTGCATACTTTGTCCAAACATGTACGCTTGTTCTAGTACTTGGGTCAATCTCCCATGAGGGCCATACCTCAGGAAAATGTTGTGAATTCATAAACCACTCCTACCTATTTGAAAACCAAGTCATCATGGCAAATAAGCTTCCTAAAACCATTCCTGTATGCATGAAGATTAAACTTAATACTACGAAAGCTGACTTAATACCATAGACTTTGGTTCTCCAATGTTTTAATTCATCTAACTCGTCACTAACCTTCTCCACTCTATTACAAATGTTCTCGTTTAGCTTGGTTTGACTATCTATATACGAATCTAGCCGTTCCATATAAACGGCTAATTTAACGTCTAAATCATCTCCAATTTGCATTGGCATGGGATTTACCTACCAAATGCTAATACACGGGCATATACTGCTGACACATTTGTCGTGTTAGCTACTTCATCTAGTCCATCTTCAGCATCCGCACCAGCACTATACAAAGCAACCTTTGAGTTTGTATAATCATACTGGCCGACAAAACCGCTATCTTCAACCTCAATAATAATCATATGTATGGATTCTAAACCAAGCTGCGTAGCAGTCAAAGATTCTCCACCCGATGCATATGAACTATCAAACTGAATTCGTTTTATAACATATTTATTATTTCCGGGCACACCCGCCATATCTGAAGCGTTGCCGGGAACTGTGATTGTCAAGGCCATAATCTTTCTCCTTAATGTAGAAGTATGTTAAGATAAAAAGGGTAGGAGCCTTGAGGCCCCCACCCTTTCTAATCAGTGGACTAGGCGTTTAGGTCAGCTATTTTAGCTTGTACCCAAATATTCTTGCATCGCATTTCACCCATTGTGTAGAGGAGGCCCCTGACAACTAACGCATTAGCTGCGAAATAGTCACGGTTTTCTACGTACTGAGTGGGCTGTGCAATAGCCATTTCTATGTAGTCAGTATCCAATACGTAAATATTGGAACCTAGTACAGTAGAACTAGAGGATACGGATTTAGGCACATCAGCATCTGGAAGGATGGGTATGCCCATATATGTGGCCAGTACCAAACCAGTTCTGGTTCCGGGGAATGTCCGTTCAGAACCTACACCAACTTGATATTCCTCTTGACCCATATACCGTTGCTGAGAATTGAGCAGTCTTTCTAATTTGAAATACTGGTCATGTCCCATTAGAATTATCTTTGGTTCCCCACCATTTTCACGAATCTTCTGGATAGCAGTATCAATTAGATTCAATGATAGGTCACGGCCTACGCCAGCATTATGGTCTACGTTAGCAGCAGCATTCCA